AGCGATCAAGAGATATTAAAGCGACGTGATTTATTGGACGCGATCCTCGCATCACGGAACACGGGTCAGTATGATAGATTAGAGAACATGAAGGTCATGGATTCAATCTATTTTAAAGAAAAACTACCTAAAAACGTAATATTATTCCCATTACAAAGGATAAAACGGTATGTACACAAAACTACCCGAAAGCCCAGTAAGAAAAGTATATAAGTGTCGCCATTGCGGTGACGTATCAATAAAATTCTATAATCCAAAGCACGACAGAGTATACACTGCTGAAGAGTGGGAAGTAATTATGACTGATGGACGCCAGGCATTGGACAGAGCTCTTAGATTAGTGCGTGATGATCCAAAGATGTTCTCATAAATGCCGTTCCCTATAGATGTTTCTATGACAAATTTATTTTAAAATATTTTTTTAGTAAAATACAAGTTACAAGGTTACAAGGTTACAAGTAGCAGAATACTTACCTTTTTTTGTAACTTCTTGTAACTTACAACTATTTACAGGTTACAAGATATCTATATTTTACGAAAAAAACTCGCATTTCTCGGAAATATTTAGTAATATAATTATTATTTGAGAAAAACATCTATTGAAAAGGTGCATTATGGAAGAAGAAAACAAGGACGTATATATACCACAACCTTTGTCAGAAGCGTTGTTTCACCCCAAGATAACACCAAAACAGAGAAAGTTCATTCTTTTGATTGTTCATTCAGAGGGTTTGAAGTCTGCATCGCAGTGTGCAATAGAAGCTGGTTATAGCAAAAAGAGTGCTACAGAGCTGGCATCCAGGTTGCAGAACCCTGAGTTATATCCTGTGGTTGCAAAAGCTATTGATTCGGAGATAAGAGCAAATGTTGACAGGTATCGTTGTACTCAAGAAAGGTCATTATCTACATTAGCTAGAATCAGAGATCAGGCGTCTGCTTCAGGTAATTGGAACGCTGCCGTAGCTGCAGAAACCAGGAGAGGACAGATAGCTGGGTTGTATGTTGACAAGAAAGAAATTCTTACAGGCACAATTGATTCTATGTCAAGAGAAGAGGTAGAGAAGAAGCTACAGGACTTGAAGGAACAGTACAGTATTGAAACTACGTTTGAAGAAGTTAAAGAATTAGAAAATAAATCTTGACTATAGAATACAATGGGACTATAGAGTTCTAAAAAGGAGAAAGTATGAAAACTAAATTTGATATAGCACATGATTTACTTGCTGTTCTAGGGACAATTAAAGACTTAGAACTAGAGGTTAGAAAATTAAAAAAAGAAGTTGAACGAGAATGTTGGCAGTTCAGAGATAAACAAGAAGCGGAGAATAGAAATGTTAGCAATAATTAGACCAGATTTGTATGAGTATACTACATTACCTATGACCGACGAATTGTTTTGGCGTAGGATAGAAAACTTGAGGCGTGTAGCACTGACTGCTGAGAGCTTTGAGTTTAGGTTGTTGTATTATAATCAAATGATGGAACTGATGAAGAGGTGTCCATGAGAACTAATAGAGATTTTGACAGGAGTATAGTTGTTGATTGTTATGGTCAACACCCAGAAAAATATGGTCGTACTTTTTGGATAGGTTTTTTTATGCTTGGTGGTTACAAGATAATTGTTCTTTTAATATTATTGTTTGCTTGGTTGATACTTTGGTAAAGCCAGAATCAAAATTATGGCACTCCATTAAAAAGAATTTACCAGATATTTTTTGGACTCGTATTGAGAGTTGGGCACTACCTGGTGTACCAGACTGCTATGGTTGTAAAGATGGTGTAATGTTCTGGTTGGAACTTAAAACGTCAACAAAAGTCAACAAAGCAAAGTTAAGCCCCTTTCAAAAATCGTGGCATTTTAGCCATGCAAGACAAGGCGGGAGAAGTTTTATTATGCATCAGACCCTCGAACAGAGGCTGATGTGTCTTTTCCCAAGCTCCATTGTCATCTCCATTGACGCATTGTCCCCCGACCATGCTAGTCATGTATGGCACCTGCCGCTGGCAGCGTCTGCCTGGAACCAGATGGAACGGGAGCTTCTCCATTCTCCATTACCCCCGTTTTCCGCCAGTATTAAGTAGTTATAGTCAGGAGCTGGTCCCGCAGCGGAACCTGCCGTTACCAGCGTACCCATTTCCATTACCGCAGAAACCCTAGCCTTTCTCTACCATCTGAGTACCTGAAGCTGCAGCTCACCAGGCGTGGCAGGAGCTACTGCATCTCCATTCCATTGGCAGAGGCCAGTTACCTGTGGTACTATAGTAGTAGTTTCTCGCAGCGGGATCCTGAAGCTAAAGCTGGTGTAGATAAATAAAATGCAAATAGCTCTTGACTATCTAATAAGATGGGACTATATACATACCTGTGGCTACCGAATCCGTTTAGAAGTTTTGCAAACGGCCACGAATCAGGGCTGGTGTGACCGTTTACTTTCGAACTCCAGCCCTACATTAGAAAGGAATAAAGATGACAGAGACTGTAACAGTAATAAAGAAACAGCCCACCTGCGCTGAGTTGGTGGATGAACAGTGGAAAGATAGACAGGAAGACCTTAAAGACCCAGAGTACGAGGCATTGGGATTTGACTACGTAGCTCCGCATACGTGGGACGACCAACCAGAAGGGTATTGGCGTTGGCAGTTCAGCTGGGGCGGGCCCAGCGACGAGCTTCGCGGATACGTTAACGAACACGGCGAACTACATCGCTTGGAGTACTGGTACCTGGACTGGGGCGACGGTGCGCATGTGCAGGTGGACCAGGACGCTGAAGCCTGGACTCAGATGCAGGAGATGATTGGCTGATGCATTACGTCTGGATCTTTCTCGCAGTGTACATTGTTGCATTGCTCATTGCCCCGCACCAGGTGCTGACTACTACAGTCATAGCTGCAACGGCAGCGTACAACCTGCTGAGCTCCATCTCCATCCCGAGCTGAAGCTCGCTCTGGTATGTATAGTAGTAAGTTAGCTGCAGGTACGGGAGTGGCACGGAAGTTCCTGTGGAAAAAAAAATAAAAAAAGATTTGACAAGTAGAATAACATGGGATATAAAGGGAGTATTAACTAGAAAGACGAAAGGAAAATAAAATGTCAAAAGCTGTTAATATAATAGAAGTACTAGAGAAGGCACAACAAAGCCCCGCTAGTGTAACTAAAAGAAATAAACAAGCTATCGTTGACGCGTATGGTCGTGCGTTGACAATGCAGAAAGTTCTGGCAGACTTTATTAAAGTCAACAGACAACTGATGATAGATTTGTCTATGAGCGAAAATGCAAACCTATTGCATGGGAGGGATTACTCACTTCATGTATCACAAAAATTGGGTGCAAAGATTGACTCGCAACTCGTTAAAGAAAAACTTGGTGAGATTGCGTATCATCAATGCAAAGTACCAACGCAGTATAAACAGATACAGGCTATGCCTTTATCAGAAACAACAGTTTCAAGAAACAAGAAAGCTACGATTGATGAAGTAGCAGACTTCAGAATTTCCGCTTAGTTCCAATAATGCCTAAGCGGATAACTAATTGTCAACTTTAGTTCAGTCGACAATACAGGGGCGATACCTACTCGCCCCTCCATTCCATTACAACACTCGTTCCTAGTTCCTAGTATATATAGTAAAGTTTGCACCACCCGTGCGAGTTGTTCCACGCTGACTTCCATTCCATCGCTGTCCTCGTTTCTAGCTTCTAGTATATATAGTAAAGTTCCACCCCCCGTGCAGAGTTCCGTGCTGACCTCCATTCCATTCCGACCATCACTTCGCAGTTGATACTATAGTAGTAAGAAACGGTGCACGGCACATGCGTCTGTGGTGTTGTTGTCAAGTAAAAAGTTATCCACAAAAAAGATTTTATCTTCTTGAGTATAAGATAAAGTGGGAGTAAGAATATCTAAACAATAAAAAGGAGTTATCAATGCCAGATAATAACGACGACTTACGAAATAGATTAGTTGCTCTTGAGCAACAGTTAGGACTAACGACAAGAAATGATAATACTATTCAAGCTAATACTAATACCAATACTAATACTAATATTAATTGGCGTGCTTTATATAAATGGCTAGAGTCAGAGGTTGAGGAAATGATCTTCGATCCTCAAGCACCTCAGTACCTAAAGAATTGGGGGCAGAAGATTTTATCTGAGGCTAGACAAAAGTTAAACATATGAGAGTTCTTTTGCCTTTAATATTAATCTGTATTGCTATGCAGATACTAATTATCTTTACCGACTTACCACACTAGTTACCCTCGAGGGCTGGCAAGGGGGCGAATTATTCGCCCCTTTTTTTACGTCTACTTACCAGCAGCCCAGGAAATCCTGATGCAGCAGGAGATGGTAGCAGCCAGGCAGCCAGTCAGGTGATACCTCACCAATCAACATTAGGTACTTACACCCAAGACCAAACACCATATCTAGTCTTAAAACAGCCCACACCCCCTGTTTCGCAGTCGTCGTGCAAGCGGTTGTAAAGTCTAAGTTTTACACAAACGCATAGTATGATATAACTTTTTTTATGAATCAAAAACAAATCCCAACGGAAGTACTAAAATATCAATTAAGAGAAATGGAATTAAAAGTGGCTGAGGAGTCCCGTTCCACCTTTCTTACTTTTGTAAAAAAAGTTTGGCCAGAATTTATTGCAGGTTCACATCATAAAATTATTGCACAAAAATTTGAAGACATTTCACGTGGAAAGATAAAAAGATTAATTGTTAATATGCCACCGAGACATACAAAGTCAGAGTTTGCTTCACATTTATTTCCTGCATGGATGCTTGGACAAAAACCAAAATTAAAGATAATACAGACTACACATACAGCAGAACTATCATATAACTTTGGTAGGAAAGTGAGGAACCTATTTGACCAAAAAGAATTTAAAGATGTATACCCGACTGTTAGCTTATCTCAAGACTCAAAGGCTGCGGGGCGTTTTACAACTCACGCTGGTGGAGAGTATTTTGCTGCTGGTGTGGGTGGTGCTATTACTGGGCGTGGTGCTGACTTAC